GACGCATCCAATCAACACAAGGTTGAACCCACTTGATGACATCACTATCATCAAAGTGTTCCTTCAGTGGTTTAGATTCAGCATTGCGAAGATCATCTTCAGCAAAGTATTCTGTATGTGGTGCAATAATAAACTTTTGAGTTACTATTTCAGGGAACTCATAGGTGATAGTATTCTCAGTGAAGATACGTTCTCCACCCCAACCAAGAAAATCTCCCTGAAAGATACGATCAGTGCGTGGGAGTTTATCATATGCAGCATGAAGAACTTCTGCCACATAATCATCATAATGCAAGTCAATCTCTTCATGAGAATGTGCAATACGAATCTTCTTTTTGTTGAATACTGCTTTCGTACCAACAAAAAATGTGCCAGTGGCAGGATCAGTTCCCCATACAATCGCAGGAGATCCATCCATCTTCACAGATGCACTTGTGAAGTTGTAGAGAAGATCAATGACAGAAAGATCACCAGTCAAAATGCAATCTTCTGGATGTTCTTGATGCTTGTTTTGCATGTTTGTTCCTTTGACTCTCCTAAGATACTTGAGCACAGAGACGATTTGGGAATCCTTGCACCACCTTGTCAACTGTCATAAGACCCCTATCTATCAAATACTCTTCATACAATACTTCTTCCATATATCTTGCTTCTACCTCATGTGGTTGATGCCAATAGTCGTAATTCTCTACAGGTTCTTTACAATAGCACATTTTTCCATGCCGAATCCGCAACAGACCATCTACCCATTGCTTCATATGAATCAGTTCATGCAAAAGAGTTTTTGTATATAACTCTTTGTCCATGTAGGTATCCAATTCGATCAAGAAATCTCTTGGACGATAAGATTCATCTGTCGTATCACAATATCCATAAACTTGCTCACGTTTTAGACCACGATGTAAAACTTCAATGGTAATCTTGTGCCGTGGGAAATACTTATTCAGAAACCAAGAGGTAACATCCTGACAGAGGTTCTTAGAATAACCATATCCAGAAGTGAAGACGTAAGACATGTGCCCCAGTGAAGAAACCAGATGAACGATGAAACAAAAACAAGTTTTTCTCTTGCAGTCATACTATACAATTAATAATTTGAAATTGGAAGATGTGTGTGCCACCTCTTCAACTGGTTTATGTTATTCAAATTCACCATAATGATCGTATTGTTGTCTATTGACACACGATGCAAATGAAGGATCATTATACTCAACAACTTGCCAATTTTTGCGAGTTGTTCCACACTGAATTATATTTTCTTGAATGTCTTTTAACAAATACTCAACACATTCTTTGTCGTAAGTTTCAAACTTACCTGCTTCATATGCAATGTTGAGTGTCCGATAGATGAGTTTAAATTCATCCTTAGTAATTCTAAATGCAGTTTTCATTGATCAGAACTCCAGGTAAGATTCGATTGCTTGGTTAATTTTATCAGACAATCTTGTGGGAGGTTGAATAGCATTAACAATACCTAGATCACATTCATAGTAATCACCGAGTTTGAGTTCAATCATAGCACCATCAGCACCTTCTTGATACAAACTACGAGCATATTCATCTTCAACAACAACCACACGACGAGCAGTAAGATCTACCACCAACATGTAATCAAAGGTCTTGTTCTGTCGGAAATCTTCAACAGTTTTCTTCTCACTGAGAAAAGATTTAACTTTGAACTTCTTAGTAGCATGAATGTCTTTACGTTTGAAGAATAGGTTTTTACCCATCTTCATCTCGATCTTGTCATCACCATAGACAAAATCGTAACCAGTCTGATCTACACGAACGAGACCAGAATACTTTGCAAGTGCTTTTTCAACCGCAGTTGCACGGGCAAAATTATCAGCATTGGAACTGAATCCAGGATCGTTGTAAAGAGAATCTACAACACCAAAAACTTTGTTCCAGTTGACCTGGGTTTCCAGATGATCAATAAGATGCATAACCAAAAATGTAATGAAAGTAGGTTTGGATAAGATTAAAAATCATGTTTTATTGCCACCAATTTACCATAAATCTTGGCATAGAACATTCGAGTGAACTTATCATTATCTTCCTTAGTTCTTCTCATAATCAGCATTCATCTTTCCCCATTCAGCATCACGTTTCATAAACTCCTGATATTTCTTCTCCAGGTCCTCATCCATGGTGAGTTCATACTCTTTACAGACCTTACGTTGGTCTTCTTCATTAGTGTAATTATTGAAGACCAGTGACATAGCACCAGAACGAATAGACTCAGGAGTCATACCCACACAGAGCATGAACTTCTCAAATAACTTGAAATACTGCTTGCAACTGAGATCAGCAGCAGGTGCAGTGATCTTGTAATGCTCTTCAGGGATGAAGTCAACAGCATCATATCCAGTGCTGTAGTCATATGTGTAAGTAGCATCAAATTTGAATTGAACTTCTGCTTCGTAGGTCATGTCCATGCTCTCATAAATTCATCAAGGGTGAAGATGTCATCAGTCTGTGTCTCTTCTACTAGTTCATCATAGGATAGATCCTTGATGCTGTCAAGGTATTCTTCTGGTGTGGGGTCTGTATCTGGGTCAAAATCATCATGGCACAGAAAAACATACTCATTGTAAAGTGCGTCAATCAGTTGTTCTTTAGAAACGCTCATTGTCCTTGTTGAGATAATTGAACCAGGGTGAAAAGAGTGCTAGTGCTGCCCATACAACACTAGCAAGGATGATAGTAACGTATATCATCGTTGGTAAAGATAACCACCTGCCCAGTCTGCATTTTCCAGCAACCACTCACGTTGTTCAATCAATCGCAAGTCATAACGTACACCTTTGGCAGGAGACTTCCAACTGGCAGACTTATACACTTCACCAGTCTTCTTGTCAACAAAGGCATGAACCGAACGGGAAGCAGGACGATTGTTGTTGGGAACTTCCATGATGATCTTGTGATACTTGCGACCAGACTCGATCACAAACTTGTAGACAGGAGCATCATAACCACCGACTTTGCCATGGTTACGATCCTTGAAGTTCTGCTCTAGAGCATCACAGAGCATCAGAGTCCACTTGCGAACATTCAGTTCGATGGTATTCTGAGCATCACGTTGAGCACAGAAGTCAGAGAAGTCTTGACGAAGTGCAGTGGTGGTCATGTGCTTCTGTATTGATTACGAATGTAATATACAGAGATTTGAAGGGGTCTGCAAGATTTATGTGACACTTATTTGAGTGGCACATCTCATTCCTCAGATGCTTCTCTTAGCATACTATCAACATTATCCAACAATTCATCAGCACTAACGATAGTTTGGATATTATGAATCATTGAAGCAATTTCTTTAATTAGAAATGGTTTTTCATTTCTTGCTGCAAATGCAAGTGCTTCTCTAAGATTATCGGATGCTGCATCTAATGATTGTCTTACTTGATCTGAAAGTGCCATTGTTTAATAATTCCTAATTTTATACTACCCAAGTGATCATAGAATATCGAGTTCCAGAAGTTACTGGAAGAATTTCGTGGGGATACATGAAATTTGATGGGAAAATGAGAACATCTCCAACATCAAGTTTATATACTAATTCACGATCAAATAAAGCAACTTCTCCACCTTCATACCCATTATTCATTGACATTATAATTGTCAATGTTCTAGGTTCTAACTTAAATGAATCTGTATGTTGAATATAAAAATCACCCACTTCATATTTTAAGAGTTCATAACCACTATCTTCTTGAATTTCTAATTCTTTTGGTGATCCTGGATTATTATTTCTATACTCTTCAACTAAATCTTTAACAATTTCAAATAATTTATCATCAATCGATTGTCTAATTTCAGGATTTTGTTCAATAATATCTTTCTCAGATGTTGAAATCTGACTACATCTGCGAGCACTTGGGTCATATCCAGATCCAACTATTGTTGGTTCCCAAAGGTCTGATTCTACATACTCATTTAGAATATCATCACAAAAATCTGGATCAATAACCTCCTTACCATACCAAATAAAATCTTTTAGTTGTGACGAAGATTTTTCATTAGAAGATTTTTCATTAGATTCTTCCTTTGGTTTAGGTTTGTTGATTAGATTTGGAGAATCTTTTTTAATTAAAAATTCTTCATATTTTTTATTGCATATTACAACTTCATCAAAATCTACAAATTCTTCTTCATCTTGGATTTCTTCAATTTCAATGTCCGATTGCCTATTCAACACATCATTTCTTTGCTTTTTAATAGCATTGAAAAATGTATTATCATTATCACATTCACTTTCTCTACGATTTCTAGGCAAAATTAAATTTTTTCTAGATTTATTGGATTGATCTTGCATGTCCTCATACTCCTCTATTAAAATATCTAAATTTTTATTATTCATTGGTTCCTTATCAAAATAATTAGGAGCACAATAACCACGACTTCTCACATAATGTAAAAAGAATTGTGCATATTCTGTTCCTTCAAACTTGTTTCTCCAATGTGGTGCAATACACCCTAAGTATAGCATACCATCACCAGGATTTAAAGTAATACAACGTTCATCACCTTCTGGTGTTTCAATATAAATTGGCCAAGGTTTATCACCTCCCAAATGAAGAGTTACAGATATTTCACACGATAAACGATCACAGTGCTTAGTAAGGACAGCTCCATTATGATATATTCTAGAATAAACATATGTTGGTAAAACTGTCTCACCAATAATTTCACCAACAAATGGTGTTTTGTTTGCAAGCACCTCTAAAGCAGGAATATAGTCATACTTTGACAAACAATTTGGTACTTGTTGGTCACCTTCAAAATTTAATTTTTTACTATCAGCATGAAATTCTTTTTCTAATTTTTTAGCATGTTCTGGACTAATAAAATTGGGAACAACTAAGTAGTTGTTCCTCAACAACTCATTATTCATATTTTATAATTAATTAGATTTATCTATTACATTTTTTAATGCGGAGAACCATTTAACTGCTTTATCTACTGGGAATTCAGTATCTTTATTTTCATTACTGGTAAGAGATGTATAAAGCTTTTCTGGATCAATTTCATCCATAAGTGCAATAATATCGTCTACAGAATGTTCATTCTTAGATATTTCATTTGCATTTTCATATAAGTTATTAAGTAAATTTTGAGTAGATGATAATTGTTTCTCAGTACCATCAATAGATTCATCTAAAATTGTGTTTGTAATTTCAGCTTGCTGTTCTAATAATAAAGTAGAATCTGGGCCCATACCATTTTCAACTATAGATTGTAAATGCATTCTATCTTCTTCAAGAGTTATTCTTTCACGATATATTTGATCTGCAAGTTTTTCATATTCGGCAAGGTTTGAAGATACTTGATTTTCATAGTTTTGTCTCCTCTCAAGCATGTCATTGATAATTTGTTGATTTGTTTCCCACTGAATAGTGAGAGCCTCTTTTTCAGCTTGAATTTCCAACTTTCTATTATCTAATCTCTCATATTCCTCTTGAATTAATTGATGATCTAACTCTTTCTGTCGTTCTAGAAGAACTTCTTTCTCAGCTATATGGATTTCACTTTCTATAGATTCTTTTTCAAGTCTATCCTTTTCTTTTGCAAGTAAATCTTGATATTCTTTTCTTTCCTCTATAAAAAGATCCTTTTGTTTCTCAAAATCGATTAAGAGTCTTTCATAATTTTTCTGAAGATCTAATTCTTTATTTTTGAAATACTCGTCTGCTTTTTGAGTTTCTAATGCAAGTAATTCTTGTTCATGGGCAATTTTTTGCCTTTCAATGGCCATTTTAGCAGTTTCTTGATCATATACTTCTTTTTGTAAGAGACGAGATTGCTCATCAAAAAGTTCTTCTCTTTCATCACGAAGTTCTTTATTTTGTCTTTGAAGATCTTCAATAACTACAAGTTGTGCTTCCTTTTCAAGTTTATCGAGATTCAATTCTTCAATTTGAGCAGCAAGATTTTCCTCTTCTGCTATAGCAGCAGCAAGCTCTTTCTGCTCATAAATTGTCAAAAATTCATTGAAATAATTTAAGTAAGGTTTTACAATACTATCAAATTCTTCTTCACCGAAAATTTTATTGGGGACGGGTTTTTGTCCAGGTATATCTTCATACTCTAGTGAACCATTACCATCCTTCCATTGAATAGCATGAATATGTTTATCATTAAAATCCCAAGGTGCATTGTCCTCAAGATCAATAGTTTTCCCATCAACGATAATTTTTTTATCTTCAGGAATAATAGAAATTTTCATTGTTGCTCCTCTTCGGATTTTGGTAGTAATTTTTCTTCAGTATTATCTATACCTTCTATTTGTTCAAAATATTCTGAGACGTTGACACCTTGGGACTCACACATATCAAGATACATATTACCTACAGCATCTAACATATTTTGATTTGATTGATGCGCATTTACCATTTCATTTCTAAAGGATTCTACAGCAGAACTAGTAGAACGTTGCTGTTGACTATTTTCAATCATAAGCATTGGCATCCAAGATATTGAACATTGCCAATGATCTACTTGTTGTCCAGTATTTGGGTCCATTCCCACGATATGCGTGTACCAAGCACACTTATGTTCAACACAATCTTTTTTAATCAGTGGACACCACTTACCAGATGATTTAGTCATGAGTTAAAAATTCATTGTTTTATTTATTATAACACACCAGTGGTTAAATACCAAATTTAGTTGCCGCATCTTCAATTTCACATAAAATAACATCAATATATTGTACTCTTAAAGGTGAAAGAGAAATATTCCAAGATACTGGAGCTGGATTAAATGGGTGTGTATGTCCAAGTCCACCACCAGTTGATGATGTTGCTGGTGCTTGAGTATTTTGGTTTCTAATAGTACCACCAGGTGATAATGTTCTAAAAGCAACTCTTACACTACTTGTAGCAGGATATCTTTGAACAACACGATATGCTCTCGGTTGTCTATATGATTGAGGATTTCTTTGACTTACTGGAACTCGATATGATCTTGGTTGTCTGGCGGGATTTCTTTGAGTAAAAGGATATCTGCGTCTATAACTTACTGGTTGTCTATTTCTTACAGAAAATGGGTTTCTACCGCTATTTGGTTGCCTAAAACTTTGTGGCTGTCTTTGAGGAATGGCGTTTCTCCCAGAGACAGGGTTTCGAAACTGTCTTCTTTGTCTCCAACCAAATCCCCCATTTATTCGGACTCCCCTGGGTTGACGGCCTGGTCGTGGTCGGAGCCAACCAAATGGGTGAGGCACGAGCGCCCACACCCTTTGATTGACAGGTATTCGAACTCCAGCAATCGGATTTCTCCATCTTCCACCATCTTGTCTAAAAGAAAATGGTTGTCTCCATGTACTAGGAGAACGAAATGAGACAGGTCTTCTAAAATTAAATGGTTGTCTTGCGTTAGCAGGATATCTTCTTCTATAACTTCGTGGTTGTCTTTGTCTTACAGAAACACCATATCTTACACTAACCCTTTGATTTATCGGTTGCCTTACAGATACTGGTTGTCTAAAATTAATAGGAACTCTATTATTTTGAGTTACTCTCCTACTATTTCTAACATTATATCCTCTCGGTTGCCTATTTTCTTGTCTAAAAGGTGATGATGATGCAGAAGATCTATATGAATTTGGATTACTTCCAGTATTATGTGTATGTGCTGGAAGTTGAGCCTCTGTAAGTGTTGTCTCTTCTACACTTCCACTCATATCTGCGGATACTGGACCATTCGCACCAGCATCAGTAAAAAGTGTGCTTATAGAATATATTCCATAAAAACTTCCACCATTTCCACTTACTACTCTAAGTGTTTTATCGTTGTGAGTATTATCTTGAACCCAACCAGTAGGAGCAGATGCCTGATAGAATACCATTGTAGTATTCTCAGGAATAATTCCATAATATGTGTTTAATTGAGTAGTATTACCAAAAGTAATACCATCTACCTGTAAAATTGACATAGATATTCCTCAACTAAAACGACAAAGGATTACATCAATATATTGAACTCTCATATCAACATTTCCTGTATATGGAGATGAAGATCCAACAAATGGGTGAGTATGTGCTTGCCCTCCTCCAGTTGGTGACGTTGCAGGAGCATTAGCATTAACTGCACGACCACCAATACCAGGAGATCCTGGACTAACATTAACAGAAGAACCTGCGTTATGAGTATGACCAGGAATTTGTTGGATAGTTAATGTTGTATCTCCAACACTACCATCTGCTGTTACATTTCCAGAAATTGGACGAGTAGAGTTGGGAAAAATTGTTGTAAATGGCTGTCCCCCAGGACCAGCAGTTCCACCAGATCCAAAACCACCACCAGTTCCACTTACAACCCTAAGTGCTTTATTGTCATGGGAAGTAACTTGTGTCCAACCACTAGGAGCAGAAGACTGATAAAACACTGCTACACTATTTTGTGGAATAATTCCATATTTTGAATTTAAAACCGTAGAATCACTAAATTGTATACCACTCGTTTGTAAAATTGACATATTATACAGTTCTATCTATCATTAGTTTATTTATTTATCCAATATTAAATGCAATCGAAATTCTAGTTTCTTCACTAAAATGCGGTTTCACATAATGTGCTATAGTGGATGGCATAATATAGAGATGTCCAACTTTTGGAGTAATTGCCCATTCACACATATTAGGTAAATCTGCAAACATATTATTATGGCAAAGTGCATCGCATCTAAGTAAATGCAATTTTCCATCCCCATCGAGCATATTTTTTGGTACTGATGGATAATATAGCCCTATAAGATTGCACCCAGGATGAGTATGATGAACGTTATATCCATATCCAGTATTAATATTAATCCACCATCCAATGGAATTATCATCTAATCTATATTCAATCTTAAATTCTTCAAGTATTTGATTTGATAAATCTACAGCATTTCTTGCTAAATTTTGAATTCCTGGTGTTAGATTTTTTAAAATATGAGATAATTCATAAACATCACTTTGCCAACCTCCACCATGGTTAGATTTTTTAACTCCTTTTGGGAATGCTTTCATCAAATCTAAACATTCATTTTTAATGATATCATTATCGATTTCCAACTCAAAATCATAGAATGGAGTAACAAATATATCTTTCTTATCAAGGTTTTTAACTATCAACTCTTCAAAATTTTCATCAGAGTCAATAGATGTTTCATAAAATTTATGTTCAGCCATTTTTTTTCTCCGTTAAAAAGAACACTTGATTTATTCTATATTCTGCATTACTCCAATGATCTGCAAAATAGTTTTCACCAGTTAAATTCATACTATGATAATAATATGAACCCTCAAACATCACAAAACGATTAAATTTAGATCTAAGTCTAAGTATAACTTCCCAGTAGCTTTTTGGTTCCCATGGTTTACCATGTTCATCTCTGTCTGCATTATTTTCATCTAATGGAAGAATATCAGGTCTATCAGTAAAACGAGGTTTATAAAGGTTAGTTCCTATTTCATCATACTTACTTAAATAGCATATTCCATTATATCCGCTATCGTGATGTGGCCACCAATAATGACTTTCACATAGTTCTGTTTTACTAAATCTGCTAAAATTCGTAACAATATCATTGTCATTTGCTTCTTGAAAGCATATTTCACCCAAAGATTTCATTAGATTTTCCATACCTGGATGTTGCATCATATGCCTACGATCTTCAAAATCAATTGTATTTCTAGACATTTTATCCGTTTTCCATTCTTCGGTCATTTTCCATAATGGAGGCTCTACAGAAGTTAGATAATCATATACATCGTATGGTCTTTTATAAAAATCATCCATCCAGTAAATATTACTTACTTTATCCTCATCAACAAACTCAATGATATTCATATTAGAAAAATCATTAGTTTCAAATAAACTTAGATCATCAGTAAATTTTTTCATAAAAATATTTCCTTTATTTTTTTATCATCTAAACAAAATCCGAATACCCACAATATTCTCGGAGTATTACCTTCAGTTCTAGTAACTTCATGGTAAACTTCCGATACTTGATATATCATAAGATCTTGTGAGGTAAGATCATCATATTTTACACCATCAACAATAATATGTCCACCAGTCTCTGCTTGCTGCGTAATAACATTAAAATGAACAGTTTTAGTTCCCGAATAATATACGGGATCGATATGTTCAACTATATCACCTCCCCCATATCCAATACCATTTACGATCCCATGACTATATGATGGTGGACTTTTATATCCCTCAAGACCAAAGTGATCAATAATTCTTTGCTTTATAATAAAAGCCGATACTGGATAATTTATATTTGGAGCAATCGATTCATTTGCAACTCTCGTGGTAAATCTTGTCGCAGCATTAAATGTATCCATTTTAGCATCTTCAAAGATTTCTCTATTGCAATTTGCAAGAGTCCATTGATTTAATTGATTTACAATATTTTTTGATATAAAATTTCTTAAAATAAAGCATTTATTCATATTAATCATACCTCAAATGGAGGTCGATCAAATTCAGATACAATATTAAATGATAAAATTAGTCTAGGAACATTTGATAAATTTGGTTCTGTATAGTGAAGAACATATGATGGAAAGAATATTAAAGATCCTTCATAAATTTCCATAGGAAGAAAATTTAGATTCATTTCATCGCATAAATTTGGATTTAAAAATACAGTCGGAGTATGATGTTTTGGATCAAATTCAATGAAACATACAGCACTAAATCCAGACACTCCATGATTGTGAGTAGAATGCTGTTTTCCCATACTTGCTTTTTCAAACCAAGTAGTACACACTTCAACACTACAATCAAATGTATCAGAAAGTATTTCTAATTCATCTCTCAATATATTGGTAATTTCTTCATCATAATTTTCTCCAGTATCAAAATTATGATGATAATCAGTTTCTACATCATGAGGTGTTTCTCTTTTATTCAGCACCTTAAAAACTTCTTTTTGAGATTTTCTAGATTCATATATCTCAAGAAGTGCTTTCTTTTTCTCTTTCCAATTTTTTACTCTTAGGTGAAGAAGATGATTCGAAAACATTGGAAGCAAATAGTCATCTCCCTTATTTGGGGGATCGACATACAAAGAAAAATCTGCCATTTTTAATTAATTACTTTTTAATTTGGAGTTCTTTTTTTGATATTTTAGCACATCTTTCAATGCTGTGTCAAACTTTCGGTATACTTTATCAATTTGCTTTCCTTCAACAATTAACATCCACGTTTTATCTCCAATCATTGGAATAACAACAAAGTTTCCATCATCAGAGCAATATTGTGGAATATAATTTGGTTCTAGAATTGTTGAGTTATCAAAACTATATTTTTTCATTATTCACCTCTTGATTACAGAAACAGCAGCATCACCTTGTTCAAATACAATGTCAACAACCTTCTGCACTTTCTCCGCAGTTTGGATGCCAACTTTATTGAAAGCAGGGATGCAAACAAGTCCGTAAGACTTTGTATATTGGTCTAGTTGACCAGGAACAATGGTGCCATTGCGAAGACCAGCAGCATCATCCTTATGCAGTCGGATCACACGTCCAATGGTCTGACTGATGCCAATATAGTCCATAGACCGCATGAAGATCACAGCATTGAGACCAGAGACGTTAATGCCCTCCGAAAGGATGCTGTGATGGAGCACAACAAACTTCTTCGAGTCGTCCTTACCCCAGGCACTTAGAGTCTCAAAGAACACCTCTCGATTGACCTTACGACCATCAATCACTGCACCAGTCTTGGCAGTGATATACATGTAAGAATAACCGCGGATCTCCAGTTGGAAGCAGAAGTCAGACTGACCAATCAGGTTGACAATGTTCTTTGTGGACTTAGAGCAGATCAGTGCTTTATCTGCACCAGTATCATCAATGGTTTTGATTAGATGTGCAGAGTCCCGAACAGGAACATCAGGATAGAGTTCTGCATTGTCCAACTCATTGACAATAACCTTAGGAGGAATGATAAAACCACCAGAAACTAGTTCAGGTGCGGGAACTTGGCAGATCACATCACCATAAACTTCCCGATCATTCATGCCAGGTTTCATTACCGTAGCAGAGTGTTTCGGAGTCGCAGTAAAGAAATAGCAACGATCAGCATCGTTGCTGAAAAACTCAGTAGCAGGAAAGAAATTACGGGTGACGGAATTGTGTGACTCATCGAAATAAATGGTATTGACTTCAATATCTGCCTGCTGTACTTTATGCAGGGAGTGATAAGTGGTAAAGATAATGCAGGAATCACCAGCAGTTCGAGCAACATTAGCAAACATATGAATCTTGTCTGCTTTGGTGCTGCTGAAGTGCTGAGTTTCTCCAGAATGAACATGCATCACATGAACATTCTCAGTGCCAATGATCTCAAGAAACTCAGAGCAAAGTTGCTCAGCAAGCAAGATGCGAGGAGCAACAACAACAATGGTGCTAGCAGACTTTTGGATGCTGCGTAGAGAATCCATGATTGCCATTAGAGTCTTACCACCTCCAGTTGGGACAATCACCTGCCCTTTGGTGTGCTCAAGCATGGCATCCAAAGCACGTTGTTGATGTGGACGGAGTTGAATCATGTGCCTCAGTTGGATGAACATAATATAGAACCCCTCAACCGAAAAGTCAAGGGGTATGGACCGATCAAATAAGTGTCACACCTTCACAATGAGGATCTCATGAGAGTCCTTTTTGCTATGTTCTACACCTCGTTCTTTCTTATATTTTCCTACTCTTTTTTCACCTGCTTGGTATGAATAATGCCACTCAGGATAGTAGAGATCAAAGTCTTTGTAATACTCTCGAATTGTCTCACAATTATTGTAAGAGAGAATAAAACTGCCTTTATGATTGTGTAGGAGATCTCTCAACTTTTCATGATCAAATCCAGTATGATGAACTCCAATATTGCAGTTAGGATACATTGGTTTCAACATCTTATTATCCGAATCTTTATCCAAGTAATATGGTGGATCAAGATATAGTAAATCCTTTGGAAAATTAGGAATCACTTGATCAAATGATTGTTCCTCTACATGTAATTTTGGATTCCGATAAGATCGAATATAATGTACCATCTTATCCCACTTCGTCTGACTCTCATAAATCTTACTCATCCATCCCATATACATGGGTCCATAAGAAAGATTATGATTGAAGTAATAATATGCAGCAGCAGTAATGTCATCTAATTGGATAGGATCACGTTTGTAGTGATCTGTCTTCCAATCTTTGAGCATTTCTTGAGTATAATCCCACCGAACTAGTTGTTCTTTAATATACTCATAGTTTGGTTTAGTAGGAACTAACTCCTGAAGTTTATCTGCAAACTCATTAGGTGAGTTCAACAAAACATTCCAGAAGTTGACAAGTGCATGAAAGATGTCAAATCCATGCACATCAATTCCTAACTCAGATGACCACTTTGATTCTAAAGAACCTCCCCCAATAAAGGGGGAGATGATCCGTTCTGGATATGGAAGTTTGGGAATATATTCAGTAATAATCTTATATGCCTTAGATTTACCACCAGCATAACGAATTGGAGTTTTCATTTAGTCTTACGATCGATCTTGTATTGTCCAAATGCTTCGTGGATATTAGCAGGAAGTGATACACCAGTTTCCTGATAATTCCACTTTGGATAGTTTCCTTCAATAGTATTATACTGCATCAAGCAGTTTTCTTCAATACCCTTAGCACTTACAGGAACTGTAATCTGTTCGGACTTAAACAGACCAGGAACATCAACAACAATCGGATCCATGTAGATCATATAAACTTCTACCTTGTTACCTTTGTCCAGTTCTTCCCTCATGAACCAGTTGATAGCAAAACGATTGATACCAGGGTCATCTTGACCAGCACTGAGATAAAAACCCATGCAACCCTGAATGCCACTCTTAGTGGAAGATTGTCCGATTTTGTAGATCTCTCCATTCACACACAGAATGTAGACAAGAGAGACATGCTTGGTCTTCAACTTCTTGGGGAAGTTGGCATCATAGTTCATTACAAGTTTGGTCTTGTAAAGAACATGCTTAGGACCAGAATAAACATCAGTCCCGTGAACAATCTCACCAACTCGGAGAGCATTGGGAACGTCAGTGATCAGCATTGCTTTGTTTGAACTGAAGTCAGTATAGGGCAGACTAAGGGCAGAGTCGGAGCAGAGTGGACAGTTCTAAAATTGGTCAACTAATCAGAACAAATGGTGCTGTTGTAACCTTTGCGAGTTTATTTTTATTATTTTTTGCCTTAAATTCTTTAACAAATGCTTCTTCTGTCAGCACTCCTTTCTGTTTAGAGTGAAAAACTTTTGATCCTTTCTTAGACATAAGACCATAAAGTGTCAAAGATATTTGCTTCTTAAAGTATTTTTTAAGATCCGCACCTTGTCTAGTATACATCCAAAGACCTTGTGCATGAACATAATCATTTTGTAAGGTTTTTGGTACACCAGTAACTTTCATATTATCCTTGTCAATTTTTGCTAACTCCCCATGTGGTGCATTTAGTCCTTTATTTTTACAAAGTTTAGATACTGCAATTCTATATTCTTGAAATGAATCCTTTTTATTACCTGTAGCGTTATCATATTTTATACAGAAATCTTTAATTACTTTGTTATCAGGAGCATCATATAAAACTAATACATTCTTTTTAACCATTCTTATTACTTTTGCATATTCTGCTTTAAGATTTGCTGGAATATTTCCTTTTTCGACTGCGAAGTTAAATCCTTTTTCTCTGATTGATATTACTTCACGAACCATTTGATTATATCTTGGATACCTTTTTAGAATAGGAAGTGTCACTGCATAAGAAGCACCACCAACAAATCCCATTTGACCTTGTTCAGCAGCATTAAAACCAGATCTACCAATCTGCAAATTAATTTTAGCAACTTTATCTGAAATATCTACAGCTTTATAATTAAGTTTAAAATTAACAGAAAATACTGCTCTAGGTTCTGTAGGTAATATTTCTACAACTTCTACCATATCATCAATCAATTTAAATAATTCTGATCTATTTTCAATTTCTGATACTCTCGCAAGAAATTCAGTATATGGATCCAAATATAACTCTAAACCTTTTCCAGCACCAGCAATAGTACCAACAACTTTAAGATCTGCTTTTCTATTTGATGGAACTTTCTTTAACGAAATTCCAATCATATCTCTAGATGCAAAATGTTTATTAGTTAATGTTCTGAAAGTATTTTGACCTGTTGTTCCATGAGCAAGATTATTTAATATATCCATATCAGATACATTACTGCCATATATTTTTTCTTCATATTCTCTAAGGATCTCATTTTCTTTAGACTTCTTTACTAAGATAATATCGATAGACGAAAGAATGTCTGCACCAACACTACTAGGTAAATTGAGTGCATCCATTGTTCTTTTCAATGATTTGTCTTTCACAGAAATCATAAATTCTGATGCTTGATCGTGAACAACATATTGATTCAAACCACCAACAATTGATGTTGTTTTAAGAGACTCTGCTGTTGAATATGCAGATTTAATCTCTCCATCTAAACGAGTAGGACCACCTTCAGGAGTAGAGTGATCTTTACCATCAGGAAAATCTTCTCTAAATTTTTTCAAACTATAACTATCACCAGATCCACTTTTCTCTAATGCTTTTCTCTCATTAGCATAGATATCTTTAATTCTTTTTATATCAAAGTTTGGTGCTAAATTACCTTTAAGTGTTGCTAAACCAGACTCATCATTATTAAAGTAATAATCACGAATGATTTTACTAAAATCTTGGATATTTGCAGAACTTTTATTATTACAAAAGTAACTAATGGCAACACATGTAATTGCTTCTCTAGGAGTAGTTTGTGCCATTAGTTACTCTATAAATCTCTGAGATATATTTATTTTCTCAACCCTAACAAAGGTATTCTAGCAAGATTTAGATACCTTGTCAAGCATATACTCCACCATCAATTTCCACATTAACAACATTCAATACCTCTTTTGTTTCTTCACCAGTTACTACATTCCCTGCTTCAAAGATTGTTTTTATACCAAGATTTGTGTTAAAATTGACGTACAGATTCTTAACTTCAAGTTCAGATGGCAAACCATTACTCAATAGATAACGATCTCTACCTACACCAAGTCCAGCATCTGTTACATCAGTACGAATAGCAACTCTTCCTTCAGAGTTATCATAGTAAATCGCAGCATACTTATGAGTTGAAAGTCCAACATCATATCTTGCCATTACAATGCCAACATCACCACTATTTCCAAGTCCTACATTTGGTGGGATGAGGTTACCTTCTGTTGTTGGATCTTCAATAAGACCTATTGTGAGAAGATTATCTCTTATATCAACATCTTGAACATTTAATCGTGCTTCTATTCCATTGAAGAAAGCACTATTGGCAGATACATCACTTGTAATTGCAACGTTACCTGTACCACCTTCCATTGAAATACAAATAGTTCCATCACCAGCCCGCATTGTGCCAGTTCCAACTTGTAGATCACCAGTGGCAGTGGTCTTTAAATCACTATCCATCAAGATATTTTCTTGACCATTACTTGCTCTTATAGCATCACCACCAACTTGAATAGCACCAGCAAATATAGTATTCTGATTACTTTGTAGTGTTATATTTGTATCACCAGTTCCTGCCTGAATAGTGTTACCTTCAACTCTAAGATTACCAGTAACACTTGTCAGTTCCTGACCATCAAACATTGTAATGTTAACGTTTCCATCAGCTGATAGAATGTTATTTCCACCAACCTGAATGTCACCTGCAAAAATTGTTTTAGTAACATCAACCATTGTGATATTAGTTTGATCGAATCCAGTTCGAATCTCATTTCCACCAACGATAATAACTCCAGGAAATTCTACATATGTTCCTGCGCTTCCTACTTGAATTGCAGTAGCACCATCATCAGCCTGAATTACATTTTTACCAAGTCTCAAGAATCCAGTTAATTCTGTAATATTGTTTCTAATAGTTGCAATACCTATATCATTAGCACCAATTACAAGATCCTCAGCTGATTTGTAAATATCTCCTCTTTGTGGGTCGTTTGCAATGGAAAATACATTACTTCCTGCAAAAATACTTGTTCCACCAACTGTAATATTTCCATTAAATATTGTATCTAAATCATTGAACCTTATTACTGTTACACCAGTTCCAGATCGTATATCATTTTCAGTTACTTGTAACCTTGTTACTTGAGTTAATCCACTTCTAATAGAAGTAATACCATCATTATCACCCTGACCAATGTCAACCCAAACAGCATCACTTCCAATCTTGAGAGCATGTACACCATAATTCAATAAGTCGAAGGTAAGTTCTGGAAATTCCTCGGTTGCCTTGATAGCAGTTCCAAGTACATTTAAATTATTATGGACAAATAAACTTGTACTAAAAGCATCAAGATAAAAACCTGGATTTACATATAATTCTCCTCCCGCATCAGTTTGAGCAAGTCCAGAATTTGCCATTGCTGGAAAGAAAAATTCTGGATCTATAGTATTTGTTTCGTCTGCTTTATAAAGATCTACATTATTTGCTTGGAATGCAGTTGCAACGAAAGCATTATTAAAACCATCACTAATAACATTTAAAAATCCATTAATTGTTGCAATACCAAGATGATTAAATCTTCCCGAACTATCCAAATACTCAACTTCAACTTTACCTGGACCAACTTGGAATAATACTTCATCAGGATCTGTCCCACCTGCTCCAGCTACCTTTGCGTAAGACATGGTTGCAAAACCACTTACGTCTAGATTCACCATATCTGCATAACTACTTTGATTTAAAGATGATCCAACACTTAGATTCTCTAAAAATGCACTATTCCATCTTGCACTATCTGAACCAATTCCTGGTGCAGGGTCTTCAAGGGGAGTAACTAATAAATTACTTACGAAATAAGAGTCTCTTAGGTTTATTTCAGTTCTGTTTTGTGGTGCAATGCCAGAATATGGTGAAGTACTAGTAATACCAATTACAATTGATGGAGATTCAAACTCTATACTATTGTATACGTAGTTTGTAACGGTCTCTCCTCCTTCACTATCTTTCATTTCGGTATTGAGGCCAGTACCAACAACAAGACCATAAGTAACACTCAAACCAGCACCAAGTCTTGTATATCCCTCATTAACTTGCAATCCACCATCAATTTCAACTGCTGGCAATCTTCCTTGTGGATCACCATCTCTAAGATCTAGTCTATTTGTTGTAGCTATAAATCTTGATGGACCTCTAGTACCAGAAGAACGAAGTGAATAAACGGTTAGTGGCGCATTAATAATTACATCAGTTCCAAATCCAGCATTTGTTTGTACCTCAAATCCTATAGGAAAATTATCAAATGTTTGAAATGTATTATACCCAACAACACTTTCACCATTAAATTTAGATTTTCCAAATACTTCTAAAGATAATTCATTTGAAAGGGAAGAATTATCTGTATCAATAACAACTAAATATGTGGAAATTCCGTTGCGTCCTCTAGAAACTGGTGTTTCTACTTGTCCAACATAAACAGTTCCCATCCCAGTATCACGGGAAAGAGTTGAAACACCAGTAACAACTAAATTTTTTGTTGTAGCTAATCCAGAAACATTTAGATTAGCAAATGTAATTCCAGCACCTGTAGCAAAGATATCTCCTTCAATATAAACATCATCTAACAAATAAGTTTCATTGAAGTTAATTAATGGATCTTCTGATCCTCTATTGGTCACTTCATTTAGGTAGGCATTAACACCACTGCCAATACCAACACCACCTAACATTATCAAAGATGTGTTGATACCTATATTTTGGTTAGCATCTGTGACCTCAACAAAAGATGCAAATTGAGATAGTTCTCTACTATTCCTAGTCATCTATTATTCCCTAGCTAGGTGGTTCTCTTAAGAGTATTTAGTTTCTCATAATCTGCTATTTATTCTAAGAGTTCTATCTTAAACTACGACTGTAGATAGTGTTCCAGAATTATCAACAATAATACGATATTCAGTCCCATTTGGAGAGGTTAGAATAGTACCTTGAGATGTATTAACACCAACTTTAACATCACCAACAACATCCAAAGATACACCTGGTTGTGTGGAACCTATGCCCACAGAATAACCAGAACCAACAATAACATCTGATTGAACTTTACCACCAATCGTTACATCCGTACTAATCGCAACAGTATTTGCGTTTATATTTAAATTGGTGGGACTTGTTAGATTGGGTGTACCAGAAGATCCAATTAATTCTATCTTCTTTACACCAAAATTCTTATCTGCCATAAGTCTTTTTTAGTTATTTATGATTGGGTAAAATCTATTCCTTCAATATTAACTCCTTCTACAGAAGATTTTTCATTATTAGCAAATGGATTGAAAAGAACTCTTGGAGTTGTATCTCTCAATGCAGTTGTACTTCCCCAGTAACTACGATTTGTAAAATCTGGTTGAGAATCTCTTAGTGGTGCTAACACTGATCCGTGATCAAACAACCAATTTCTCACGTCAACTCTTGTTGCATCTGGTTTTGATTGTAAATATAATGCAAGAACACCAGTTACATTTGGTGCAGCCATGCTTGTTCCTTGTAAGTAGTTAATAAAGTAACTAAAATTTCTTGGATCAAAATATCCAGTGTTCCATGGGCAAAGAATATCACCACCAGCAGCAGTTATATCAATTCTTGGTCCTCTATTTGTATAATCATCTAATGTTTCTTGACCGACACTATAATATTCGGATAAAGCAGCAACACTAATTACTGCATCTGGTTTTCCTTCATGACCAACTGCTGGAGTTCCACCTCTACACCAATAACTATCATAATCAGATTTAGTATAATAAAATGTTCCTGTTAAAAATTCATTATTATAATCAACACCACCAACATCATCTTGCTTAGATTTTGAATTACCAGCAGAACATACAAAAATTACGTCTTGACAATCTGGATCATCTAGAAGTTCGTCCATTGTAGTTTGACCACTTACTTTTCGAGTTGTAAACTCAAAATAAACACTATTTCTATTTAAAAAGTAGATAGAATCATATGCTTCACCAAGATATTCATCACCACCATCAGTGTAGGTAGTTCCTCTAAATGTTGCACTAGAAGCTAAGTCTTCTCTCACAAATTGTCTATGTCCCCAACTACAATTTACAATCGTTGGATTTCTTCTTCCAGTTTCTGGATTGATTGGTTTATTTTTATGCCATACCTTAATATAATCAAATCCATCAGATGGTTCTGCCCATCCAATATCAGAACGATCTATACAAGCAATGGTCCAAAGATTTGCTTCAAATGCAAGACCAAATTGATTACCCGCAGCAGTTCCTCCAACGTGAGATCCGTGCCAAGATCCATTAAAAGTACTCGATTCTAAAGCATTTGCTACATTATAATTTGTATATGGAGATGATCCTGGAGAAACTAGACCAAAATCCTCCCAAGTATATGTTCCAGCTTCTTCTGGACCATGTAATAAAATATCTCTAACTCTTGTACTATTTTTATCAACAAAAGATGTAACACCTGGTTTTAAGAATTCTGGATGATCCCAACGAATTCCAGTATCCATAATTACAACATCAACATTTTTTCCAGTAAATTGATATTTAATATCAGCACTCACATCAATTTCTGATCCAAAAGGATCATCTCTGTATCCATGACGATGTAAACCCCATTGAGTAAAATCTAAAAGAGCATTATCAACTGGTGTTGGATCTCCACCTGCTCGTTTATGTCTGATATCACTATTTTTATATCTAAATGCATCAGAATGACGATCAAATTCCTCATCAAATTTTCTTTGTTCTAAACAAGTTGGATTGTAAGTAGAAGACTCTTCAACCCATTCAATCTTAGGATGCTGTCTTAAAACTTCTGCTTCTTCTGCAGAAATTTGATACACTGCCCTCTTTGTTGAAAAGGGCATTTCAGCAGTGCAGTCTATTCTTCTGTTTGGTATGCCATCAATTTCA